ATCTTGTTTGGCATTTATCGACTAGGTGAGAAGATGCATTTGGCAACAGCTCACAAGCTAACAACATCGGCTGAGATATTTTTCAAGGTTGGTCAAATGATCGATGACTCACATATCTTGCAAGAGAACTTTGCTAAGAAGTTTGAATCAAAGGGAAGTCAAGAGATCAGATTTAAAAATGGGGCGCGTTACTTAATTAGAGCCGGAAACAGCGCAGCTCGTGGTATAGCAGGGCCAGATGTAATCCACATTGACGAATTACGAGAATTTGATACTGAAGATGTCTGGTCATCAATGCGATTTACTCAAATGTCAAATAAAAATCCTCAAGCCTACTTCTATTCCAATGCTGGTCATGCTGGATCGGTTCTATTGCTCAAATTCAGAGAACGCGGATTAGCTGCTGCAAGTGGAGCCGATGATTCTATTGGATGGTTTGAATGGTCTGCTGAACCCGGGGCTAACATTGATGACAAAGAAGCCTGGTATCAATCCAATCCATCATTAGGTCACACAGTCCATGAAGATAACATCAAAGACTCTTTATCAGACAGAGAAGACATATTTAGAACAGAAATCCTTTGTCAATTTGTTTCAATGATTAACCCGGTCATTTCAGAGGCAGAATGGAAGAAATGCAAGGATGACTCGTTCAAGCTTGATCGCGAGAAGGATACTTGGATGGCTATCGATCTAAGTCCAGACAGAAAACATGCAAGTCTGGTTGCTGGTCAAAGAATCGATGGAGATCGCTTCATGGTTGCACTTTTACAGACTTGGTTCAATCCAGTTTCAATCGATGATAAACAAATGGCTAATGATATTGCTCCCTGGGTTCGAAAGTTCCCAGTTAATTATGTTGCTTATTCTAAATCTACGGCTGCCGCAGTTGCAGCTCGATTAACACCGGCAGGAATCCCAGTTTATGAAATCAATGCTCCTGATTATCAACAAAGTTGCGATGAGTTCGTTTCTGCTGTGTCTAGTGGTCGAATTGTGCATGAGGGGCAAGAGGAACTCGACAAACAAGTGTTATCTGCTGTAAAGCTTCAAAGAGGCGATGGCGGTTGGGTCATGGGGCGTAAAGCATCTGGAATAATCTGTGGCGCAGTATCGGCTGCAATGGTTACACATTTTGCGACACGCGCAGAGACAGAAGTTGACATTCAGTTCGGATAGTGTCTAAAAACTGGGCATATAGTGTATAGTATGTCCAATGGGAATTAAAGAATTTTTCTTGCCACAATCTGCTCCTGCTCAAATCACAGTCGATGCAGCTTCTACACCTGCTCCCTTCAATAACACAGCATCGTTCAATCCCTTTACATTTACGCCATCTACTGCTACACGCGGACAAGCAATGGCGATTCCAACAATTGCAAGAGCGCGTAACATTATTTGCTCAACACTTGCAGGATTACCATTAGAAGTTTATTCAAAGTTAAATGGTTCTCATGTTGCGGCACCTTCAGTAATTAACCAACCCGATCCAAGAGTTCCTGGCTCTGCTATCTATGCATGGCTTGCAGAAGATATTTGGCTAAATGGATTTGGGTATGGTCAGGTTTTAGAGCAATATGGTGACACGGGAAGAGTTCGTGCATGGACTCGCGTAGCACCAGATCGTGTAACTCCTAAATTAAATCATTTACAAACAGAGATTATTGGTTATCAAGTTGATGGTTCAATCGTTCCTAATCAAGGCGTTGGATCACTTGTTGTATTTTATGGATTAGATGAAGGTTTGCTAAATAGAGCAGGGCGCACAATTCGTGCAGCTCATGCGCTTGAACAGGCTGCTGAATCGTTTGCTAAAGAGCCAGTTCCTCTTCAAGTATTAAAGTCAAATGGCACAAACCTTCCAGCAGAGCGCATTGCAAAACTTCTTGAATCATGGAGAACGGCAAGACTAAACAAATCAACTGCATTCTTAAACGCAGATGTAGAGTTGCAAGCGCTGGGCATCGATCCTGCAAAACTACAGCTTAATGAAGCTCGTCAATATGTCGCGCTCGAATTGGCTCGCGCTTGCAACCTTCCTGCATATTTCGTAAGCGCTGAAACAACTAGCATGACTTATAGCAACGCAATTTCGGAGCGCAAGGCTCTTATCGACTTCTCGATGAAATATGTTTTAACAAGTATTGAACAAAGGCTCTCAATGCCAGATTTCGTGTCTAGTACAACAGAGGTTCGCTTCTCGTTAGACGAGTTCTTGCGTGGCGATCCATTACAACGCGCTCAAGTCTATGAAATCTTGAATCGCATCGGCGCAATGACAGTCGAGCAGATTAGAGAAGAAGAAGATTTGATCGACAACAAGGAGAACAGCTAATGAAGATAACAATGCCAGTAACACTAACGGCAGCAGATGCAGAGTCTCGCATTATCGCTGGTCGCATAGTTCAATGGAACGCTGAAGGCAATACATCAGCCGGGCCAACAATGTTCGAGCCTAATTCAATCGAATTTTCTAAAAACACCAAGTTGGTTCTACAACATGACCAAACACGCCCATTAGGAAAACTCATGGAGTGGTCACAGGATGACACAGGCATTACAGCATCTTTTAAGATCGCTAAGACAACAGCAGGCAACGATGCATTAGAAGAAGCTGCAACAGGGCTTCGCTCAGATTTTAGTGTCGGTGTAGATGTTGAAGAATGGGATAACAAAGGCGGAGTAATGGCTATCAGCGCTTCTAAGCTCATAGAGGTCAGCTTGGTCACAGACGGCGCAATACCAGGAGCCGAAGTTGACCGAGTCGCCGCAGAAGATAACAAAGTTTCTGAACTCGATGTTCAGGATGAAACACCAAAAACCACAGAAGGAGAACAAGTGTCAGACACTACCGTTCCAGAAGTCGCTCCTGCCGCAGAAACGGTAGAGGCTGCAAAAGTTGAAGTAAAAGCTGCAACAGCACCTTACACTTCAGTCACAGTTCGTAACCCAATCGTGGATAAGGCATCTTATCTCGAGCATTCAGTTCGCGCATCACTAGGCAACGAAACATCAAAGATGTATGTTGCTGCTGCTGCGGATTTAACAGACAACGCAGGATTAGTTCCTACTCGTCAATTAACAGAGGTCATTAACGGCATCTCAAATGCAGATCGTCCAGTTATTGATTCAATTTCTCGCGGAGCATTACCAGATGCAGGAATGACATTTGAAATTCCTAAAATCACAGTTGCACCAACAGTTGCAGTCGCAGCTGAATTCGGAACACCATCAGAGACAGATCAGAACGCAGCATTTGTTTCAGTAGATGTTAAGAAATATATCGGACAGCAAACATTCTCACTAGAGCTTCTAGATCGCTCATCACCAGCATTTTTTGCTGAGTTAGTTCGTCAAATGGAGTTTGCTTACGCAAAAGCCACAGACGAAGCAGTAAGAGTTGTTTTGGCTACAAACGGAACAGACGGCGGAAATCGAGCAGCATTTACAACAGGCGCTCTAGTAGCTGACTTTGTTGCAGATGCAGCAGTTTCAATTTACACAAACACTCTTGGCTTTGCTCAGAACATTATCGTTTCACCAGATCAATGGGGCGCTCTAATGGGCTTGGTCGATAGTTCAAATCGTCCAATTTTCCAACAGACAATTAACCCACAGAACGCAGGCGGAGACCTAACTGCAACAGCAGTTCGCGGAAACCTTCTCGGTCTAAACCTTCGCGTATCTCGCACAATGTCAGGTTCTGGAGATAACACAGCAATTATTGTTAACCCAGATGCTTACACATGGTACGAGTCACCTCGTCTATCACTACAGACAAACCTAATTTCAACTGGCGCAGTTCAAGTTGGATACTACGGTTATGGCGCAATCGCTACAAAGCTTGCAGCAGGCGCATACCGTTACATGGTTGCATAGTCACAAACTAATCATGGGGGGGCGGTTGCTCCCGATCGCTCCCCCAGTCGTTTAATAGAGAGGATGTAAAGATGGCTTCAATAGTTACGGTTGCAGAACTAAGGTCTATTCTTGGTGTCTCTACATCCCTCTACAACGATGCATATTTAACAGATATAATCGACACAGCAGAGTCAATAATTTTGCCAATGCTCGTTAAGTACTCAAGTCCTATTGACACAGTTACATTGCAAGATAACATTGCAACTTATGGAGTTCTAGGCGATAACAACTTTTCCGATGGTCAGAGCGTAGTCATTACAGGCGTAGGCGCTCCCTTTAACGGAACATTTACAATTATAGAATCAAGCAACATTGATATCGAGGATTTTATCGTTCGATCAAGCTCACGCATTTATTTAGACGGGGCTTACAGAGAATTTAACGGTTACTTTACTGTCGCGATTACAAACGCAGACATTACAGAGCGCAAGGTAATCCCATCAGGCTTAGCAACTCTTTCAGGCGCTTCAACTTATGTTGGAAACGCAGCCGTAGAGTCAGCAGTTCTAGCGGTATCAGTAGAAGTATTCCAAAGCCGTATCGCTCCTGGTGGACAGATCGAAGGCATAGATTTTACAAGTGTCAGCCCATATAGATTAGGTCGCAGTTTATTCAATAGAGTGTCAGGGCTTTTAGGTCCGTTTATTGATACCGATTCAATGGTGCAATAATGCCCAACACAATTTTAGACACAATCAGACAACCATTAGCAACAGCCTTTGCAACTGTTGCCGGCAATGTTTATGCCTATGTGCCAGAAGCTCCAATGGTTCCTTTCGTAGTTATGGTTCCAGATTCTCCATATCTTGAATTAGAGACTTTGGGAAAATCCCAGATACGCACTAAGATCAATATCGTTATATCTGTAGCGGTTGCCTATAATAGTAACCCTGCATCGCTTGACAATCTCGAGCAGCTAGTAATAAGCGTTCTGAAGGTAATCCCAGCCGGGTATGCAGTCGGAACGGTTGACAAACCAACGGTTACTCAAGTCGGTCCATCTAATGTTTTAGTGGCTGACATAAGAGTATCCACCTACTACACACAAACAAACTAAAGGAAGAAAATATGGCTACCACAGTAATTACTGGTCGGGATGTTACCTTTACCATTGGTGGTAACAATTTCGATGCACAGGCAACATCAGCAACGCTTATCGGCGAAATGACTCGCGAAACCTATCAAACACTTGATGGAAAATCTTTCAAAGTGACAGATAACAATTTCACATTCAATGTTGAAATGTTGGCAGACTGGGGCGCAACTGGTTCTCTTTGTGAGATCCTATGGGGCGTGTCAGAGTCAGCACCAAACACAGGCATTGCAACAGTATTCACAGCAGCATCAGGCGCAGTATTCAGTTTCCAAGTATTGCCATCATGGCCATCAGCAGGCGGAACTGCACCAGATGCACAGACTGTATCTCTATCATTCCAGGTTATCGGAATACCAGCAGAAGCATTTTAATTAATAGAAACGGGAGCAAACAATGCAACAAAATATAACAATTAAATATAATGATGGGTCTGAAGATACTTACCTAGTCAGACCGCCAGATTACGCCAAGTGGGAGATGACAACTAAAAAGGTTATCTCTAACTTTGGTGGTATGTGGGATATCTTATTTGTAGCACATTCAGCAATGAAGCGTGATGCAGGTGGAAAGCCAACAAAGCCATTAGAGATTTGGATGGAGACGGTGGCAGATGTCGAGGTGGGAACCGATGACCCAAAAGTCATCCAAGAGGAAGCGTAAGCCGACTCTTAGTTGAACTGTCAATAGCAACTCATATACCAATGTCAGAGTGGCAATCGGCAGAAGATATTTTAACAGCAATAGAGGTTTTGGAAGCGAGGCATCGTGGCTAGTGACATTATTGACAACCGCGTTTTTGCCTATGATAAAAAAGAACTATCTAAAATCATTAGGGCTTTTAAAGCTATGGATGAAGAAGCGCAAGAAGAAGCCAAGCGTGAAGTTAATGCTCTGGCTAAAGAACTAACAAATAAAATTCAGTCTGCTGCTCGATCTGCTCCAAATCCAAATGTAGCTTCTAGAGTTGCAGACGGTATTAAAGTAAGTTCAACATCAAAGGTTGGTGAGATAAGAATTGGTTTTGCTCAACAGAAGTTTAGTGGTGGAGCAACTACTCAATTTAATTTAGGCGGTAAAGGCAAAGGGGCAGGCGGTAACGGACTTCTTGCCGGTGCTGAATTTGGTTCTAAGAATCATCCTCAGTTTGCTCCAAGAACAGCCAGATTTGGCAAGCGTGGTAATGCTGGATATTTCATTTATCCTACTTTAAGAGCTAATCAGGCAGAGATCATTGCTAAGTGGGAAGAAGCATTTTCTAAAATTGTCAAGGAATGGGATAAGTAATGGCTGGTTCTAGAACGCTTAAACTTTCCATCCTTGCGGATATTGATAACCTTACAAAAAACCTTAACAAAGGTGAAGTGGAAGTTCAGACTTTTGGCGATAAAATTTCAAAGTTTGGCAAAATTGCGGGGGCTGCATTCTTAGCTGCTGGCGCTGCTGCTGCTGTTTATGCTGGCAAGTTAGCAGTAGAGGGTGTTAAATCTGCTATTGAAGATGAAGCTGCCCAAGCTAAACTCGCTGCTACATTAAGAAATGTTACTGGGGCTACAGATGCCCAGATCGCAGCAACAGAGGATTATGTTCTCAAGCAATCTTTGTTATTTGGTATCACAGACGATCAGCTTCGCCCATCCCTAGATCGATTAACTCGAGCAACCGGGGATGTTACTAAGGCACAGAAGTTACAGTCCATTGCCATTGATATTGCTGCTGGTACTGGTAAAAGCCTACAGGCGGTCACAGAAAGCCTTTCAAAAGCCCAGGAAGGCAACTTAGCCGGGCTTTCAAGGCTTGGGGTAGGTCTTACTAAGGCGGAACTTAAAACCCTTGATTTCGAGCAGATAACAGCCAAACTAGCTGCAACCTTTGAAGGTCAGGCAACTATCCAGGCAGATACCTTTCAAGGAAAGATGGCTCGCCTATCTATAGCTTTTGATGAAGCTAAGGAAACAGTCGGGGCATTTATTCTCGATGCCATAACTCCTTTGGTCGAGAACATTGTTCGATATGTAGTGCCAGCCATTACAGCATTTGTTGCAGGCTTTGAAGGTGGTTCTGGATTAAAGAACGCATTTAATGAAATCGCTAGAGTTGCTAAGACTATTTTGATCCCAGTCTTTGACGGTCTTAAGAAAATCTTTGACACTATTAAAAATGCAGTTATAGAAAATGAAGAAGCATTTAGAGGTCTTTGGTCATTTACTAAAAACATCCTTGCACCATTCTTGGGCGGTGCTTTTAAGGTAGCGTTTGAAGTTATTGCATTTGTTATAGGTGAAGCAGTAGATGCTGTTGGAAAACTTATTAGAGGATTTCAGCTTTTATTTGATGCAGGCAACAAGGTCAAGAATTTCTTGGGATTTGGTGGAGCTTCTAATGTGAGTTTGGTTGCTCCTGCTCCAGGCATTAGCAATGCTCCATTTATGCAGACACCTAATTTTAGTGGTGGATATTCTGGTCAGGCAGTTAGTTACCAAAACAACATCACAGTCAATGGAGCGATCGATTCTGAGTCAACAGCTCGCCAAATCGTAGATGTTCTAAACCAATCTTCTTATCGTGGAACTTTGGGTGCTGGTGCTTTTGCATGACAATATGGACTCCAGATTACGCAGTTGAGGTCAATGGTCGTGGGGATGTTACTAATCTAACCATTGCCGATCTGACTATTACTTCCGGTCGATCAGACATCTATTCTCAGCCGGTTGCCGGATACACGCGTTTTACCATTCTTAACTTAAATGAAGCTGCAACAGGTATCGATGTCAATGATTCAGTAGTAGTCAAGGTCAAAAACTCAAGCGGTACTTATGTTCCTATTTTTGGTGGAGATGTTACAGACATTGATGTAACCGTCAGAACAGGCGAACCAGCCATTACTCAGGCTATAACCGTCACAGCATTAGGTGCTTTATCTAAACTGCCTAAAACGCTTACTCAAGGCGTATTATCTAAAGATTTTGACGGCGATCAAATTTATGAGATTCTGCAAGATGTTCTATTTGACCAATGGAATGAAGTACCGGCTGCTGAAACTTGGGCAGCCTATAATCCAACAACTACTTGGGAAAATGCTGAGAACTCTGGATTAGGTGAAATCGATCGCCCTGGAGACTATGAGCTTACTGCTCGATCTGCTAGCACCACAGATGTTTATAGTCTTGTTGCTAACTTGGCTAGATCAGGGCTTGGCTACATCTATGAGGATGCAAGTGGTCGAATTGGCTATGCAGATAGCACACACAGGGCTCAATACTTAGCAGCTAATGGTTATGCCTATGTTGACGCTGGCTGGGCTTATGCTTCAAGTATTGCAACATCTAGGCGCTTAGGTGATCTTCGCAATGAAGTCACTATTACTTACAAAAACAATGCTCAAGAAACTGCATCCGATGCTGCATCTATTGCAACCTATGGTTATCAAGCACAAAACATTTTAACTACTATTGAAAACAAATCCGATGCTGAAGATCAAGCTGCATTTTATTTAGAGATCAGGGCTTTTCCTCAAGACCAATTCAAAGCTATTACTTTCCCATTGACTAACCCTAATATCCCAGATGTATCACGCGATCAGGCTTTGGGTATCTTTATGGGTTTGCCTCTGGACATTGAGGATTTGCCAGCCAATATCGCAAGTGGTCGTTATCAGGGTTTTGTTGAGGGTTGGACTTGGACTAGCCGATTCAATGCTTTGGATTTGACAATTATTGTATCGCCTATTGCTTTTAGCCTCCAGGCGTTTAGATGGAACTCAGTACCAATTACAGAGGCATGGAACACGATAAGTCCGACTTTGGACTGGAATAACGCTACAATAGTAGCCTAATCAAGGAGAATAATGGCAACGACAACCAACTATGGGTGGACTACACCCAATGACACAGACCTGGTTAAAGATGGCGCAGCAGCCATTCGTACGCTAGGTTCTTCGATTGATACAACAGTATTTAACAATGCTGCCGCTGGAATAGCCAAAACTATTGTAGATGCTAAAGGTGACATTATCGCTGCCACAGCAGCCGACACAGTAGCTCGCTTAGCAGTAGGCGCTAATGACACAGTTCTCATTGCTGACAGTTCAACAGCCACAGGCTTAAAATGGGGAGCGCCAGCAGCAGGAGGCATGACTTTACTTAGTACAACCACATTAAACAGCACAAGTAACACAATAAGCATTACCGCGACTGGATACAATTATTTGTACATTCAAATAGAAGATACCAATAATAGCGGTGATTATTTGCGATTTAGATTTAATTCTGATTCAGGAAACAATTACAGTTCTAGCAATCAAACCTATTTGAAAAATGGTTCAGCTACTGGATCAACTGCGCCTGATTATTTATGGTATGCCAATCAATCCTCTTATTTTACAAGTATTTCAGCAGATTCACCCAATACAGCAAATCTTGTTGTAACTATTCATAATCCAAACAGCACGGGAGATGACAAAATAGTTCAATATTGGGGGGGAGCTACACGCGGAACTTTTGCGGACTGGAGTTTTGGAAATGGATTTTATGAAGGATCAGGGGCAATTACCAGCATCACAATTTTAGCCACCTCATCCAATGTCGGAACAGTTAAAATCTACGGAGTTAAATAATGCCTAAAACAACAACACGCCCAATGGTAAGTTTTCACAACACAGATACTAATGAAATTATTAATCGTGAAATGAATGAAGATGAATATGCTCAGTATCTTAAAGATGTTGAAGATGACAAAGCATTAAAAGCCGAAGTTAAAGCAAAAGAAACTGCTCGCGCAGCAATCCTTGATCGCTTGGGTCTTACTGCCGATGAAGCGGCAATCCTACTTGGATGAAAGCTCGATTAAGTAAATCTGTAATTCAATTTAGAGAGCAGGCGGATGATGCTTATCCTGACAGAGACCGTCGTAGTGACGGTACCTGGGCAGATGCCAGGCACGCAGTCAGAAAAAGCGATCACAACCCTTGCCCTAATACAGGGTTCGTCCGCGCTTTCGATCTCGATGCTTCTCTCGATGGGAAAGATGCCACAGCTCATTACCTTGCCGATCAGATTCGAACTCACGCCAAGTCAGATAAGCGAATTGCATATGTCATTTTTAATAAGCGAATTGCGAGCAAGAGAAGCTTCTGGCGTTGGGTCAAATACTCAGGCGTCAACCCTCACATCAAACACATTCATATCAGCTTCTCGGAGGCTGGCGACAAAGATAGTTCGTTTTTTCAAATCCCACTACTAGGAGGCAAAACAGAATGAACCTAAAGAATCCAGCAGTCCTTGCAACGGGAGCATTTTTAGCAGC